CACCACTCATCTTGGTAAATCTCCCACAGTTCTAACTGTTCCATAGCACCCATGTCTGAGGCTGTCACAGCGCCCTCTGGAGAGGCGATAGGAAAGCTGAATACCCTAGTACTGGGGGACATCACATCGTCCTCCACAGGGACACCAGCGGCCTCTAGGACGGCACAAAGTGGGTCACGAGCGTCTGCCCTAACTCTGCGTATGTACTGAGCAGAATAACGAGGATGAATCCCACTAGCAGAATCAACCAACTGACTAACAGTGCCTGAAGGCTTAACAGCAGTAATAGCTGTAGAGGCTTGTATTCCCAGTTTATTAGCCCATTCCTGGTTGACCTTGATTGCTTCCTGACGCATAGCTCGGAGCCACTTCTTGAGTTCATTCTTGTCTCCTCTGCCTGACAACAGCGGGTGATCCATGATACCTGTCAGAGATACCCCTAGCAACGCCTCCTCTTCCGTGTTTACTCTCCAAATATTTCTGAGGTATCGGAAGTCTGTGAGGGTAGCCTGAAGAGTCCCAAGGATAGTCGCAATCCGAACCTTTCGTTTGAGGCTGTTGAGTGTATCCTGTGGCCTAACAACAACTTCTGAAAGATTACAGAATTGGTAGGGTCGGAGGATGATTTCGCTACACGGATTAGTTCCGAAATCAAAGGTAGCATCTCTTCGTTCATTTCTTGAAGCTTGCTTTTGACTTGCGACTCTACTAAATACTCCTCGCTCTCCTGATCTGGATTCATATAGGCTGGTCCACTCATTTAGAAATGCCTCAAAGTCTGGTTTCTCTGTGTAGCAAGCAGAGTTGTTCGCCAGCCCCCGTTGGGGATTATCTACCCACCACTGTCCGTGTTTACAACGTCGGAGTCTGTCGTCTGTGAGGTTGCTGAGACTGATGAGGGCTGATCGTCTGACTCCTCCGACAACGACGATTTGAGCAATCTTACAGCAAAGATCGTGGCACTCAACGGAGCTAAGTTTTCTGCCAGAAGCTCCCTGAAAGAGTTCAACTGTGAATCTGAACAGTTCAAGCAGAGGTTCTGGACCACTTGCTCTACCTCCAAAAACTTTAAGCGGGGCACCTGAAGGTCTAACTCTGCTTGTGTCCCATTGGGGAATCTGACCTGAATACAGCAGTGATACCAACTCCCTAAACGATTTCGCCCATCCGATCTTTGAATCCGCCACATTAATAACTGTATCGGTTGCATGAAATGTCTCCGCTACCTCTGGTAGTTTCTGTACGTACTGTCGCTCTACACTGAAGCCCACACCTGTGCCGCACAGCAGAATGTACATCAGTTCGTCAAATGCCTTGGGGTGATCTATCGGTAGGTAACTACAGTTAAACCCTGCTACGTTGTCACGCTCCAGTGCTTCCCCTGCTGTCATCAGTGCTCGCATGGATGGCATTACGTCTAGGTTGTGGATAGCCTCGTAAGCTTCCTTACGTGAAGTCTCTGGGAGTTTATCGCCCCAGAAGTTTAAGTACCGGCTGACTGTTTCTTCCCAAGTCTCCCTACGCTTCTCCTCTGGCAAGTACCTAGCGTAGCGACTCTTGTGTATGTACTGTTGATATGCGTCCATCAGTCCTCCAGTAGTTCTCTAATTGCGGCAATCAGTGCGTCCATCGTGTCGTAAATCATAATCTTGCTTTCGTCATCGTACCACTCAAGTATGAATCCGTTGGTGGCATTACGTATGTTTACATCGCTTATTCTCATTCTGTTACTCCTAGTGTTTCGTTAATGATTGCCTGTGACGCCATTTGCAGAAGCATATACACGCCGTCTGGGTACTGCTCGTTGGACGCTACTTCAAACATCTCGCCGTCTTCGTACATCACAACAGCCACCTTTACCTTTCGTCCCTCCTCCTCGTGTTGCAGTGCTTTGACTACAAACGCCGACAGAAACTCTGATGTGGTGATCTCCTTCTTGTCTTCGCTTTTGTTACCAAACTTGCCGTCTATAACTTTCATTTGTCTACCTCTTTGATGAGCCATCCAAGGTAGACCTGTGCTTTCTTTAGATCCTCTATCCCGTTCTTGTATTCGTAACGCCAGAGGTACTTCAGGCAGTTACCCTTGAGATAGCCCTTAAATTCTTGCGGGTGCATGGACGCCTTGATTGCTTCAATGGCCTCTATCGCTCCCTTGTTGTAGTGATCAGGTTGTGTCACGGGGTTGTGTTTGTCGTTGGGGTGATACAGTTTACCTACTGATGTCTTAGACACTCTGTCCCACTCTCCTGGCGTAGCGTTATCAAGGCTCATGGTTGTTCTCCGTCAGATTTTTTTCAACGTAAACTCTCCATAGTTTTTCTATAGGGTCTAGACTGTCAGCCCTCATTACAAATCTTTCTCCGTAACCAAAGTCTTTTTTGTAGGCTTTTTTAAAGAAAGTGTTCCTGTCAATACAGCCGTTTAGCTTTAAAACTTTAGGGTCGTCAGTTGCGCCGTAAAGTACTGCAAAGTCAGCGGCAAAGGCTTTTTCATCGTCAAAAATTAAGGGTCCGTCAGTGTGCGAACTACACTTAACGTCTACTGATGTTTCACCCAACCAAAAGTCTATACCGCCATCAGACAAGACATTTACAACAGGCAGAGGTAGATTAAACAAACGAGCGAATAAAAACTCTGCCTTGAACGCGAGTACATTGTTTTTAGTTCGCGTATCCATGCCCTTCTTGTCTTTCATCCTAGGGACAATACCCTGCATCTCACAGAGCCTGACAGTATCTTGACCCATGAGAGTAGCATCGTGATGATCTTTAGCTGTTAATTTAAAGTTCAATGGCCCACCCCACGTAACTGCCCAGCTCTTGCGTAGCTCCTGACAGTCTTTGGCGTACTTTTTACAATCTTCTTCAGTCATGTTCCACTCATTCTGCATATTCTCCCTCTTCTTCCTCTAGTTCCTCGTGAAAATTATCCAGTTTCCTGAGTAGTTTGTCTTCAAACCTATCCAGTATTTCTTCTGATGAGATCTGTAAGGCTTCCAGAAGATCATCAGGATCATAAAACATCAACAACTTCTCCTTAATTTCTTCTAGTGTCAGAGACATAACTAACCAACTCCTTAAGTGTATCTATATTATACCATAAAATCTCGTGCTTGTCACACCACTCTGCCATAGTAAGTTTGGTACTTTTACTCACTTTCTGATTAGGCTTCATCAGTACAAATATGAGTTCTTGCGTCTCTGGGAGACACTGAGAGATCGCTCTGTACTTCTGCGTATCTCCTGCTCTAAAGTATCCTTTGCACTCAACGAGATACGTCCGTCCGTTGAGTTCGTACACAAAGTCTGGTGTGTACTTTCGTTCAATCCTGTACGGGATTTGGAACGGTTCGTAGCTAAAGCCAAATGGTTGTAACTGCGTTGCGACATCTCTTTCAAACTCCGACCTAAAGTTACCCAGCTTGGATTTCCGTGACCTTCGGCTCATTAAACACCTCTGTTAAATATCTTGGACCACTTGAGTAGATGAAGGTTCTTACTTCGGGCCAACAGGTAAATTTGTAAGGACAGTACGAACAACCGACTGCGAGCTTTCTGTTTCCACTTTTGCCATCTGGTACGGTTTCGTGGCAAAATCCTGGCGGCTCCGGTTGCTCTACTAGCTTTTTTACACGTTTGATGTGCTCCTCTATGTCGTAGCCAATCTTTTCGTGAACGGGAGCCTGTGTGTCCTCAGAGTCGTACATGAGGTACGTCAGGTGTCCGTTCTGTTTGTCCATCGCTAGCCAGCCAAACTTGGTTTCACCTTCTGAATGGGCATACCCTTTAATTTGAGCAACGTATCCAAACGGATCATCATAAGCCAAACTTCCGTCCTTGAATTTTTTAAACCCAAAAGACGAGACAGATTTAATATCTGTGACAACACCGTCAATTTTACAATCCATAGAGCCTGTAATGCCCTGAACCTCACACTGCTTCTGTTCATCTGTAACTTCGTGTCCTGATAGTCTAGTTAAAAACAGTAGCATCTCTTCTATCAGATGCCCGTACATAAACTTGACGTAGGTGTTAGGCGTCATCTCCTCTTCTACGTCAGAGTTGTTCACTACGTTCCAGAGGTAACGATCATCACGCCCAATGTTAGACATACGTAGCTTGCGTCCGTCACGTTTCTCTGTGAACAGGTTTGCCATGAGTCGCTTGCAGTTCTCACCAAAGCGGTCAATCTCGTCGTACAGATCAACGTCCTCTGGTACTTCTTTGGTAGACACTACGTTGTATATGTCGTCTACCAGTGAGTAAAGTTTGTTCATTTGTGTTGCTCCATGAGTTCAGCGATAGCTGACTGTGCTTGCTCTGGTGTGCAATTAAACCACTCACCCTTGCGGTCATACTTTGTATCTAGAAGACTGTGTGCGTCTGATTCAGCAGACCGTCTGTCGGTCACAGACCAACAAGTGAACAACTCGTAGTCCCTGAACGGTGAAGACGTTTGGTAACCGTTGAGTCTATCCTCTGAGTCCACAGCCATACCGACCTTGACCCATCCGTTAAAGTTAGGGTTGGTAATGATGTACACCTGTCCTTCCTTGCTCAACTCGTACTTTGCGAGACTACTGAAGGCGGCGTCCTCAAACGTCCTGTACCTACCGGGTTTGTGCAACGGGTGAGACTTTGGTATCCTCTTTCCGTTCACGTACATAGCGTTCTTGCTGTTGATTCTGCTGTTCTCGTTTTGGCAGGGCTTGCAGTAAGTTTCGTAGCCTACCAATTTGTGTTTGTAAAACTCCTCCACTGGTTTTACTGTGTTACACTTAGAACAGTGTTTTTCTGTAATGTCTCTGGCTACGTTCACAACCCCCTCCTCAGTGAGTCTCAGCCCAAGTTGTTCCCACTTTGTACTCTCCGTCAAGGGGGCATCTGAGTGAAAATGATATGCCAGCCGCCTTGATGCACTCAACTGCGAGCCAGCCGAACTTCTCTGCTTGTTCTGTAGCCACCTCCGATTGTATCTCGTCATGTATGTTTCCTATGAACTTGTAGTCAATGTTGTGTTGTGTTGCGTAATCATCAAGCAATACCAAAGCCTTCTTCATAATGATTGCACCGGCAGACTGCAAGAGCGTGTTCAATGCACTATGCTCTGATCTGACCCAGAGTTTCCGTCCGTCCAATCCGACGAGGTATCCTTTCCTAGAAGCAGATCCAACTCGTTCTCGTAGAGTTTCAAGAGAAGGTGTATTTCGTAAAAAGCGTGTCCTAAGCGCATTGCCATCTTTTGCCGTTCCTC